ACACTGGCGATGGTGAGGCCCGGCCCGCCGACGCCGAAGGAGATCGTGAGTTGCTGGCTGGGCGGGCCACTGATGTTGCCGCGCTGGGCCTGCACGATGTAGGTCGCGCTCGCGGCCCCGGCGGGGAGCGTCTCGTCGGTGAACGCCTTCTCGCCCGTGCCGCCCAGGAGCGTGAAGGCGGTCTGTCCGGGGAGTTTGCGGCGGACGAAGTAGACCACGCGGTCGGAGCCCTGCGGGTGGCGGGCCTTCCAGCGGATGGTGATCGACCCGCCCGGGTTGAGTTCGACGCGGAAGTTCTCGGGCTGGCCCGGCGGCGGGACGGGCGAGGCGGGCTGCGGCGCCGGGATCTGCGCCTGCACGTAGACGTTGGGGTTGTTGCTGTTCTCGGCGAAGGCGCGGATGGAGCGCACGAGGTCGCCGGCGTTCTCGCGGAGGACGCGCTCCTGCTGCCCGGCGGATTCGGTCGCGGCCTTGGCGGCGTCCTGCGCGGCCTTCTGGGCGTTCACGCGGGCGCGCATCGTGTTGGTCGCCGTCTTGAAGGCGGCGGTCTGTGCGGCGGTGAGGCCGATGGCCGCCGGGGCGGATTCCCACACGGGAAAGTGCGCCTCGCACCAGAGAAGGAACTGCTGACGGTCACGCGGGTAAGTCCCCATAAGAACACCTCCGCCGCGAGCGCGGCGATTGTGGTCGGCGTCGCGCCTGGGGAAGTCGCGCGGCCCGGCCGATGCCCGGCGAAAGCGCCGCTCACGCGAGCCGCGCCCCGCCGCTCTCCATCGTCGGGCCGATGATGGAGGGACTTGAGGCGGAGATCACCGACAGCGGATCTCCGCCGGCGACCCGCGCCCTCGGGACGGCGTTCACGAAGGCACTGGAAGCGGACGCCCGAGCCATGAAAGTTGGCAGGAGGCAGCACGCCCGCGGGCACCACCCGCAGGGGTGCCCTGTCCTTGACCGCTCGGCGGGTAGCAAGTACAATCACAGGGCAGTACCAAGTCCCGAATCGGAGGACACGCCATGGCTGCAACGTCCAAGTTCGCCGTCGAGCTCCTGAGCCTATACAAGCCGTTTCCGGCATGGGAAGGGAAGCTCTTCCTCAGCGATCTGGTGAATCGCGCGGTCGACATGGACCAGTCCTTGCCGGGTACGGCCAAGGCGAGCCACACCCAGACCGCAGCGTTCTTTGACTACGCCTGCGAGATCAAGGCGTTCGTCAAGGAGTTCGCGCAGAGCATCGGCATCGATACGGCCGCGACCATCACCGTCGAAGGGGAGAAGATCGACGTCTACGACTGGACCTGCCTGAACTACAGCGCATTCGAGGCCCTGGTGGCCCAGACAGAACAGCAACTGTCGGTCGAGGTTCCCGATCTCAAGCTTGTCGTGCCGAGCTGGGTGGCGGCCATGGGGCCGGAGGACCTTGCCCGCAAGGCGCTGGCGAAGATCCTCGCCATTCTCGGCGTGACCGAGTTCTACGAAGCATTCCTGGCCGTTCTCCAGGAAGGCTGGGGCAACATCCTGAAGGACCTCGGAGAGGCGATCACGCGGCGCGATTGGAAGCGCGTTCGGGCGTTGCTCAAGAAGCTGCTGGACATCATTATTTCGAGCGAGTTCTTCGAGCGTCTTGCGAGGCGCATCGGGCGTGCCGCCGCGGCCAAGGTGGTCGGGAAAATCCTCGCCAAGTTCATCCCCGTCGTGGGATGGATCTGGCTGATCGGCGCGATCATCTGGGCGTTCGCGGAAGAGTTCATCTGATCGGAGGTGCCGCGATGCTCACCCGCCTACTCGGCGCCGTGCTCGGGGTGGCGACGATGTTCGTGTGGGGTACCGCCAACGCCGCCTCCCGCCCGCCGCTGCACGTGCCGGCATGGGGATTCGGCGCGATGGTGGGGGTCTTGGTGCTCGCGCTCGTGCGTCACTCCATGAGCGTCCGAAGCACGGGAGGTCCGGACTCGCTCGCGGTCGGACGGCTTGCCGCGTCCACGCTGCTGTCCGTCGTCCTCGCCGGGCTCACGCTGGGGGTTGCGGTTGTCGTGGAACGGGCGCTCGCGGCGGGAAGCACGGCCTGGACGGAGACGCTGTTGAGAGCGTGCTTCCACGCGCTCGCAGTGCTGACCATCGGGCTTTGTGTGTCCCCGACGAAGCCTGAGCGCACGCCGCAGAACGACGGCGCCGAGTAGCATCCATGCTGGCGGACAAGATCGTGCCCACATCGATGACGCACTCGACGATGCTGCTGTCGCGGCTGGCGGCGGAGATGCCGACCGTCCGCGGCACCACCGACACGCGCAGGTCCTTGAGGTCCTCCAGCGTGAAGGAGGGCTGGTACATCCGCTCGGCGCTCACCGGGCGCGAGTACGTCCCGGCGTTGATGTGCGCGGCGACCGCGTCGGCGATGGCGGCGATGGTGCTCACTGGCCACCCCTCCCCCCCGCTCCGTTGAGCCGCCCTTCGAGGTACGACACCCGCCGCTCGATCGCCTGGTACTCGGTGCGCAGGGCCCGGGCCTCAACGATCAGTTCGTCCAGGCGCTTCTCCACCTGCTGGAGCTTGGCGGTCACCACGCCCCACTGGACGGTCATCGCGCCCGCCGCGAGCAGGATCGTGACGATGATCCCCGCCCACTGGACGCGCAGCGAGGCCTTGCCGCCGTTGGTGCCGTTCTGTGCGCTTGCTCCCGTCATCACGCCTCCGTGCCCACGAACTTCGTGTGAACCCGCATCACTCGCCGGTACGGGTCGCTGAATCGCCAGGGCGGCTGCCCGCCCGCCCCCCCAGGCGCGTTGACCTCGTACACCAGCACTTGCCCCCCCACGCCACCAACCTGCTCCCGCACCTGATCGCCCGCTCTGGGCTGGATCGGCCCAGCGCCGAGGTCCAGGTCCGCCGCGCGGATCAGGAAGTCCCGCGACTCGACGCGGTGGATCAGCCCCGCCTCATCCGCCTGCTCAAACTCGGTGCGGCCGATGGTGGCTTGCACCTCCTTCTCCGCCGCGCCGCGCCTGTAGACCACCGCGCGGCTCATGTGCCGGTGCCGCTGGTCGTCGAGGAACGCCGCGCCCTGTTCGAGCAGGTCACCCATGCCGCCCTCCTCTCGCCGGGTTTACTGCGACATGCGGATGCGCACCGTGGTGTCGGCGTCGGCCGCCGCTCGCACGGCCTTGCCAATCACCTTGTTGCCGGCGGCGGTCTTGGTGGCGACCTTGGCGACCGCGTCCCAGTACGCCAGCGTGCCGACGGTAAACGCCGTGCCCGCGCCGGCGGCCTTGGGGAAGTCGAAGACCCCCTGCACCGCCAGCGAGCCGAGCTGGTTGGCCTTGAGGTCGACGCGCGTGGTGCCGACCAGGTCGCCCTGCACGACGACCGTGCCCGCGGGGATGTCGGCCCCGGGGGTGTAGTCGATCGCCGCGCCTTCCTGTACGAACTTCGTCGTGGACATCTGTGATCCTCCGGAGCCGGGCTCGCCCGGCTCGCCTGGTTCGATCTCGCCGCCGCCCTCGATGACGTCGCCCATGGTGGATTACGCCTCGCCCTTGCTCTTGACCGCCGCCCGGAAGTCCTGCATGGCGACGCCGAAGTCGAAGTAGCCGCGCCACTGCATGCCGAGCGTGTTGAAGTCGGTGTCGCCGGACTCGATGGTCGGGGTGCGCTTGCCGCGCAGGTACGCGATCTCGATCGCGGCCACGTCCGCCGGGTTGGCGAAGAGGTACCACGCCTTGGCGCTGCCGCCGGTGATCCCCTGCGCGTTGAGGTACGGGCTGGCGACCGGCTTCCACTTGCCCGCGTGCGGGTTGACGGCGGGCTTGCCCTTATCGGGAGTGGTCGTCTCGTTGATCCGCGTCTCGGTCATCAGCACCTGGGCCGCGACTTTCAGCGACGACGGCACGAGCAGCACGGCGGGCGCGAGCAGGATCGGCTTCCCGTCGGTGTCGGTCTGGTCGAGGAACATCTGCTCGCCCTTGGTCAGGGCGTCGATCGACAGGGCCGTGTCCGCGCCCGAGAAGAAGTTCTTGTTGCCGACGCCGAAGAAGTTGGCCGGGTTGGCCAGGAGCAGTTCGAAGACCGCCTCCTCGCGCTTGAGCGCCGACATGCGCCCGATGATGCGCGGGATCTGGAGGAACGCTCCCAGGTCGTCGTTGATCATCATCTGCCGGTTCAGGACGATCATCCGGCCGTAGGTCTCGACCTTGTTCGTGTACGCCTGCTCGCTCAGCCCGGCGTGCTTGAGCTCGCCGTCGGGGCCGACCTTCTCGAAGACGCCGTTGCCGGTGAGTCGGTAGCGGGTGACCTCCTTGAAGTCGTTCACGTCCGTCTCGGCGCAGAAGAGCCCGACGACGCTCTCGACGGCGGTGTACGCCGCGAGCATGGTTTTGTTGGCGACGTTGGAGAGGATGCCCGACAGCGAGATCGTCGAGAACCCGCCCGCTGCCTGGATGAGCCGGCGTTCGGCGCTGAACGCCGCCCGGATCGTCTCATTGTCCACGCGGCCCGGGCGCACGTGCTCGCCGACGGCGCGGATGGTCTCGTAGATGAGCGTGTGCAGCCCGGCCCCGCGCAGGTCGCGCCCGACCGCCGCGTTCATGGTCTTCTCGTCGTACCACTGGCCGACCTGCTTCTCGGGCAGGCCCGCCGACAGGCACAGCGCGGCCTCGAGCGCCCGACCGGAATGGGCGGCGTTCGCGTCAGGGCGAATGCCGCCGTCGGGCGGCCTGGGCCGATCGGCGCGCATCACTTCCAGTTCCGTGCGGTCCGCATCCCACCCCTCGGCGATGGCCTTGGCCTCGATCTCGACGTGCCGGCCGCCGCCCGCGGCGCAGATACGCCGGACATCGGCGATGCGCCTGGTCTCGGCGACGGTTTCGGCGCGGATGCGGGCGATCATCGTGGGGGCGTCCGTGTTCTCATCCGCACCGCCGCTCCCGTCGGGGTCGGCATCCGTGCCGCCCGTCGCGGTGGCATCCGCTTCGAACAGAGCCTGGAGGTTGGTCTTCTGCGTTTCGGTGAGGGAAGCGGGGTCAAAGCCCTTGGCCTCAAGCCACTGCTCGAACGTCATGTCGTCCTCCTTGACTCTGTGAGCAGCGCCGGCGGCGACCGCCGCGCTGGTGTTGTCGTCCGCGCCCAGCGCCACGAAACTCACCTCGCCCAGCGTGCTCCTGCGCGCGATGAGCACCGGCCCCTCGAACTCGCGCCCGTTGGCCGAGGCCTTCCTGCCCTTGGGCACGTACTCCATCTGCCCCGCGACCGCGCCCAGCGACGCCTGCCACGGGAAGCCGTTGCGGCTGCTCTCGACGATCTCGCGGGCGACCGAACCGGCCCCGGAGATCACCCCCGAGACCAGCAGCTGCGAGCCCTCGACCTTGACGGCGTCGGTGTGCCCGACGATGAGCGAGCGGTTGTGGTCCTTGAGGATCGGGCGGCTCTTCATGCCCCCACCGGCGACCTGCATGCCCGCCAGATCCACGACCACGGGGTGCGGCCAGCCCGCCAGGACCATCGGCCCGCCGGTGTACGCCACCATCGAGAACCGGCGCAGGTTCGCGGCCTGACCATCGCCCGCCGCGGGGGCGGCATCGAGCCAGCCGTCGACGGGGGCGCACAGGTTGAGCGTGCGCGGAGTGCGCGGCGGATGGTCAGGCATCGTCGTCCTCCTTGCCCGTACCGACAGGAGCCAGCGACTCGGCCGGCTCGGGGGCCAGGCCCAGTTCCTTCATGAGCGAGACTTCCTTGGCTCGCTGGCGGAGCTCGTTCTCCCAGTCGCGCCCCTGCCTGGCGTACTCGGCGGCCAGCGTCGTGGTGTGCGATGCCAGGCGCGTCGCCTGCGCCGTCGCCTCCTTCGCGGGGTCCACGTGCTCGTTGCCGTCCCAGAACCACTGGTGCGGCAGGCCCATGCCCGTGGCGACCAGCGTGCGGACCGGGAGTGGGAGCAGATCGGAGATCAGCACCGCCTCGCGCAGCCACGCGCTCAGAAGCCGGTCCAGCACGACGCACGCCAGGTGCTCCTGCTCGACGCGGATGCTCTTGAAGTACGTCTGATGGTCGAGGCGGCCGCTCGCGTAGTTGTACCCGGAGGAGTTACACGCCGCGACGTTGAAGGGCATGTTCAGGCAGCGGGCGATCTCGTTGAGAATCTCTCGCTTGAACTCGGCGTAGGTCGTGCTCGGCTGCTCGGCCTGCATCTGCGCCATCTTCCAGCCGCCCGGCAT